AGTATAAGTATTTCACCTACTAGAACGGTTACACCATCAAGAACTCCTAGTAAGTCTATAACTCCTTCAATAAGTATTAGTCCAACAAGAACTGTTACACCATCTAGGACTCCATCGAAATCTATTACTCCTTCAATAAGTATTAGTCCAACTAGAACAGTAACGCCTTCTAGAACCCCTAGTAAGTCTATTACTCCATCTATTTCCATTAGCCCTACAAGAACGGTAACACCGTCTAGAACTCCTTCTATATCTATAACTCCATCACCTTCTAGAACACCTTCAGTAACTCCAACTAGAACAGTAACGCCTTCTACTACTAGAACACCATCAAGAACTCCTTCTATTAGTATAACCCCTACAAGGACTGCATCTCCTTCTAGAACCCCATCGGTATCTAGAACCCCATCAAGAACTCCTTCGGTATCTATAACTCCAACACCTACACCGTCAGTAGCTCAATATACTATTAGCGTCTGTACCTCAGGAGGATCTGCAATACCAGATAATGATGCTACAACTGCATGTAACGCTGTAACATCAGGTAATTTCTGTGCTGATGTAATATTAATTAAAACTTCAGGTAACGGAGGTAATGCTTATCCTGAAACTGGCGATACAGTAAAAAGAAGTGGCTTCTTCCTAGATGCAGGTTATTATGGACACTCAGCAAATAAAGGAAGCGGTCCTACAAATTATTACTTTAAAGTACAAACCGCAGGCATAAATGCAGTCGAATCACCAGGGTTAGTAGAATGTGATACTGTTTCACCAACACCTTCTCCTACACCTACTAGAACTGTAACACCTAGCGTTACTCCATCAGTATCTAGAACCCCATCAAGAACTCCATCAACAACTCCATCAAAAACTCCAACTCCTACTAGAACTGTTACACCATCAAGAACTCCTTCTAACTCCTCTGCAGGCGGACCAGGCAAAGGCCCTGGAAAAGGTAATCCTAATTGGAGAATACAGCAATGCGGTACAGGAACTATATATATTGTAAGTAAATCTCAAGGATGTATAGGCGGCAGCCAGACTATACTATCAACCTCATTCAGCGTCGGTAATATAGTTCAATTCAAAGCAGGTTCTTGTACTTCAGGAGCAGCTACTGGATGTGCACAGATTCTTTCAGATACTAGCTCATCTACAACTGGATTTATTTCTACAGATGCAGTTATAGCAAACTGTGATGAAGCAGATTGTTTCGAATAAGTTGTATAATAGATAAATTTTAATTAAATTAATAATATGGTAACGATTCCACAATGGATATATAAAGGTAAAGTAGTAACTGAAATAGATGATATGCCCGATGATACTTACGGCTTTATTTATAAAGTTATACATCTACCCTCAGGTAAGAAGTACATAGGTAAAAAAGTTTTATATTTTGAAAGAAACAAAAGATTAGGTAAAAGAGCATTACAAGCATTAAGAGAAGAAAGAGCTAAAAAAGGAATAAAAGGAAGAGTACCTTTAAAGCAAAAAGTAATAACCGAATCAGATTGGAAAGATTACCACGGTTCTCATTTAGAAATAAAAAGGCTCTTAGATAAAGACGGTCCTATGTCTTTTCAAAGACAAATCTTATCTTATGTCAAAAGTAAAAAGGAACTTACATATTATGAGTGTAAAGAGCTATTTATAAATGAAGTACTAGAAAGAGATACTGAATATATTAATGATAATATATTAGGTAAATTCTATAGAAAAGATTTTTTAGATGAAACTAAGTAAGATAATTTTACACGAAGACGGCCATGGTGAAGGCTATGAGGAAGGTAATATAAAACTTATGGGTGATATTATTTTACCCATAGGTAAAGAAATGGTTCTTCAAGCCGAAGAAGATAAATATAATAGAGGACTTTTAGTTACTAATAATAAAGATAAAAGTTATGACATAGCATACTGGGCTGATAAATTCGAACCATACCCTATCGAAGTAGAAATAGACGGCAAGTCAGTCGCTAAAGAAGCTAAAGTTATTAAGCTTTTATTCCACCCTGAAATGGATGAAGAAAAAGGAGAGTTCAAAAAGAGAGATAAAAATGAAATGAAGAGCGTATCTGAACCTAGCGAAGAAATGGAAAAAGTAATCGACTCAGGAATAAGGATTAGTGGAGATATGGAAGATATAAAAGATGTTATATATTATGTTCACAACAACTGGATGGGTAATGAATTCTCTGCTGAAGAAGCTATGAAAAAATTAAGCAAGTATATATCATGATAAAATTACAAGAATTAGTAGGACTACCATCATTACAGTATCATATAGATAATGGTCTAACTTTACATTCTAATGTCTACCGTTACAATTCTGATGCTTTTATTAATTTATTTAAAGAAGCAAGAGATGCGCATAGAGACGGTAAAATACAGCTAAACGAAGAAGATACTAAGCTATTAGAGACTACAGATATTGGAGAGTACGGTGATTATAACGGTATGAGAGTACCTTTAGATTTACCAATGGTTTCTCCTAAATATAACCCTTTGTTTGAAATTGGTTGTGCGATAGATGAAATGATAGAAGATGAAAATACAATCGATGAAGCAGCTTCTATAGACGAAATGATTAATTATGAATTAGTCAAAGAACTGGTAGAGTCTATTGGGGGTAACATAAACATGAACAAATTTAGAAAAGCAGTTAAAATACAAAACGAAACTTTTGATTATAATGGTTTTGATATGCTTAAAGCGTCAGTAGATTACATACCCGAAGCTGAATACAGAGGAAAAAAAGTACAACTTAATAAACCTAAAAGGGGCGGTTCAAAAAAGTTCTATGTATACGTTAAGAGTAAAAAAGGTAATGTCAAGAAAGTTTCTTTTGGTGACACAGGTCTTTCAGTTAAGTTAAAAAAGAGAGGAGCTAGAGCTTCTTTTGCTGCTAGACATAAATGTGCTCAAAAGAAAGATAAAACAAAACCAGGTTATTGGTCATGTAATATTGGCCGTTATTGGAAATCATTAGGTGGATCATCAAACTTCTCAGGTTACTGGTAGACCATATTCTGAACAACAGAAAAATGGTTATATAATAAGAGAGTTCTCTCAAGATACTCCCTCATTTGAATTCGTATGGCATAGAGATAAAGAAGATAGATATGTGGAAGCTATAGGTGTTACTGATTGGAAATTTCAATTAGATAATAAACTTCCTCAAAACTTAACAAAAAACAAACTATTTATACCAAAAGAGACTTATCACCGACTTATAAAAGGAACTGGTAATCTCAAAGTTAAAATTTATAAACTATGAACTGTAATTGTAAGGACTGTAATTGTACATCTTGTGACTGCACCTGTAGCTGCTGTTAATATGAAACTAACAAAAATAATATTAGAAGGCTGGAACGATAGAGACGTAAAAGGTAAAATATCAGATTTATCTTATAATATACTCTCATCTTATTTTGAAAGAGACAGTATTGACGTACCTAACCCTGATGATTCTTCTAACACTATTTTTAACCAAGATGATTTTGAATATTATAGAGATCGTATAATGAAAGATTATGGAGATGTAGATATAGAATTAGATAGAGAAGGAGAGTTTGATGATGATAGAATTAAAATTCTAAATAAACAATTCCAAGACGATAAAGCTAATTATATACAAGCTAAAGGAGCTGCATTAGATAGATGGAGACAAACTTCAAATTACGGATTAGATTAAAATCATGAAACTATCAAAAGTCATATTAGAAAATAACAGAATTATTTCAAAAAAAGAGCTTAAAATCTCTGAAAAAGAAATAAACAAACTGACTGAAGTGATATCTGAAAAACTATCTGATTACTTAGATGTTGATAAAAAAGAAATACTAGGTAAAGTAGTTAAAGAAGCTATCTCAGAAATAGTTAATTAAAAAGTTGTTTAATTGTCTGTTTATTCTTATATTTAATATATAAGTTACGGACAAACTATATGGACTATACATTCTTATTAGGTTCACTTGAAAACATTTTAGGTAAAAGTCACAAAAGAGCAAGAGAAAATCATGCTTTTCATTGTCCTTTCTGCAACCATCGTAAACCAAAACTTGAAATAAATTTAGCGACTAACGAACAAGGACAAAACCCTTGGGAGTGTTGGGTATGTGAAACTAAAGGTAGAACTATAAGATCGCTACTCTACCAATTAAAGACTCCTAAACTACAGGCTCAAGAAATATTAAAGTATGTACCAAAAGGAGCTGAAATACAATATAAAGGGATATCTATAATAGAGCTTCCTAAAGAATTTAAATTATTAAGTAATGCTACATCTACTTCAATAATAGCTAATAAAATAAAAAACTACTTATATGAGAGAGGACTTACCGACTATGATTTTATTAAATACTCCGTCGGCTATTGTACAGCTGGAGAGTATGGAGGAAGAATTATTATCCCAAGTTATTCTGAGTCCAATCAGCTCAACTATTTTATTGCAAGAACTTATGAGAACGCCTATCATAAATACAGGAATCCTGAAGTATCCAAGGACATAATATTTTTTGAAAATCTTATTAACTGGAACCAACCGGTTATACTTTGTGAAGGTGTATTTGATGCTATAGCAATACGTAGAAATGCTATTCCTATTTTAGGAAAAAGTTTATCTAGTACCTTAGTTAAAAAAATTATTACAAGTAAAAATAAAGATATTTACATAGCTCTAGATTTAGACGCTAGAAATAAAGCGTTAAAAATGAGCGAAAAGTTTTTAAGTTATGGTAAAAGAGTTTTCATGATTGATCTTACTGATAAAGATCCATCTGATATGGGGTTTGAAAACTTTACCAATTTAGTACAATCTGCAAAAGAATTAGATTTAGGGAGCCTAATGTTGCACAAACTAGAATTATGATTAAACAAGGAACCAACATTTTGGTTGAAAATGAAAAGAAAAGACTAGCATTCAACCCAGAATTAAAACAGATTAATTTTTTAGATAGAAGAGTTTATCAAAGATCGGAAGGAGTATATTACCCGTCCGTAACTACCATACTCCAGTATATGCCCAAGGCGAAGTTTTTTGAGACGTGGCTGAAGGATGTTGGGCATAACGCCGATCTGATTATGCGTAAAGCAGGTAAAGAAGGAACTCAAGTACATGAAGCTGCTGAAAAATTAATAAGAGGAGAAGAAGTCTCTTGGATGGATGATTTTGGAAATGCAAGATACTCTCAGTTAGTATGGGAAATGATACTTAAATTTTATGATTTTTGGAAAACTTATAAACCTGAACCTATAATGTGCGAAGAGTTTGTTTATTCTGATAAGCATAAATATGCAGGTACAGCTGACCTTGTAGTAAAACTAGGAGGAGAAATTTGGTTATTAGATTTGAAAACTTCTAATAGTATTCATAAGTCTTATGATTTGCAACTAGCTGCATACGCTAAAGCATTAGAAGAGGTCAAAGATATAAAAATACAAAGGACCGGTATTATATGGTTAAAAGCCCATACAAGAACTTCATCAAAAAAGAAAGGAGTATATCAAGGTAAAGGTTGGCAGTTAAGGCAAGTAGATGAAATAGATAAAAATTTTGAGTTATTTGAAATGATATATAAACTATATTCATTAGATAACCCTACTATCGAACCTATTTATAATTGTTATCCGACAACTTTAAAAATATAAAAATGAAAAAAGGACCTGAAAATTTAGGAAGATTTATAGGAGCTATAATAGTCCTAGGGTTTTATTTTTTACTTACCGGGTGTTCGTCATATAGATTAGCTACACTTAATCATGACCCTATGTACCCAGTAGAGTATGTTATTCCAATAAATAACGAAACTAAAATAGATACTTTATCTTATTCACAATTTAAATGGAAGTTAAGAACTGATTTTAATTTTAGATGGGACTATGCTCAATATGCTATGAACCAACCTTATAATTGGTATAGTAGCTTTAGCTATAATGTTTGGAGACCATATAATTCTTTTGATGTTTATTTTAACAGACATACCTTCTGGTATGATTGGGCGTTTAACTACCCTTATTATTGGGGTTATAGTAGTTGGCATAACCCTTGGAGACATCATTGGTATAGACCATACAACTGGAATTATAGTTGGCATAACGGACCTTGGTATAACTCAGGTTATAATGTAGTTTGGCATTCAAGTAGAGAAAATAACAATATAGCTTTTATTAGTGGTAGAAGAGGTAGTAGAAATGTAGATATAGGTACTAATAGCAATATACAAAATACAATTAGTAGGAGATATAATAATCCAAGAAATAATGTAGATAACAATAATTTAAATAATATTGTTGATGAATTAAGAGAAAATTATGGGGTTAAACCAAGAGTATATAATAACATAAATAATTATAATAATGATCAAATTAACGGACTTAATACTAGAGGTATCAACTCGTCCCAAGGTAGTAATAATGGCAGGGGCAGCTGGAGCGGGCAAAACCTACCTGTTAAACCAGTTATCTCTCGACAGTCTACGTCAAGTCAATCCGGACAAATATATAGAGGATCCGGATCATCAGGCGTACAACAATCTGGGGGCAGGAGCTCGTCTAGCGGACAAGGAGGCAGAGGATCTAGCGGACGACAAAATTAGTTTCGTTTGGGATACAACAGCTTCTAATCCTGAAAAGATTCAATCTTTTTTAGATAAAGGATATGACGTATATATAGTAATGGTATATACTCATCCTATGATAGCATACGCATCAAATTTTTCAAGAGGCAGGAACATACCTGGGTCTGCGGTTTTTTCTACCTGGAGGAAAGTTTATCAATTAATAGATAAGTACAATAAGATGACTAAAGGTAATATGTCAATTTTTATTAATGATAGGGGAGGTAAGTTTGATCAAGAAATAGAAGGTTTTAATACTGCAGCTAAAAACGGTCCTGCAGGAATAAAAGATTATTTACAAAAATACAATGAAAAAAATGATATAGAAGGCTCTACCTTTTTTAAACCTGTTGAAATGTCAGCTCAGGAAGAAGAAGAGTTTAATAAAGCAACTGCTAATATAGACTACAATAGAGATAAAAGATCTGAAGATAAAGCAGTAAAACAAGCTTTTTTAAAGTCATATAGAGCTAACGGAGTAGGTCCTGGAGATGATCAACTAAAAGCTGCTATAAAAAAATATAGAGATAAAAAACAAAAGCTTGATAAAAATTCAGATGAGGTTTTAGATAATATAGCTGATTTAATTTTTAGTCCTTTATTTCAAAAAAAATTAGAACATTCTACACCACAAGAAATAGATAAAAAAGTACAAGCATTTTTAGCATGATAGCATTATATCCTGGAGCATATAAACCCCCTCATAAAGGTCATTTTACAGTAGTAAAAAGATTACTAGATGGTTCTCATAACGGAGTAGTTTATGATATTGATAGTTATTTAGAGGCAGGAGAAAAAGCTCTCAAAGGAGACAAAAGAGAAAGCACCAAAGTAGATAAAGTAGTAGTCTTTATAGGAGGTAATACTCGAAATGGGATCACACCAGAACATGCTGAAGCTATTTGGAATATTTATAAAAAATATTTAGGTAACGTTGAAATAGTCAAAGGAGAAAAAAATCCTATGTTTGCCTCAAGCAAGTATGCTAAAGATAATCCTAATGAAAAATTTTACGCTATAGCAGGAATTAGAGATGAAGATGATTTAGTAGACTTAAAAAGAGTAACTACTTTTAAAAATAGAGACAATGTTGAAGGATTAGTAGTTTCAGGAGATGGAGTAGATCAAAGAGCTAGTATTATTAGAGGTCTAACACTAGCAGGTAATACTAGATTAAGAAATTATTTTCCTGACGAAATTTCTGATAAAGAGTACCGAAAGATTTTAAATATAATGAAAGAAAGTGCAATTGAAGAAAGTATAGATAAATCTATACAGACTACCTTTGAAGAGTTTTTTACTGAAGAAGTAACAGAAGGTAACGGAATGGCAGCTGTAGCTCCTAGATCTGTAATGAAGTCTTCTGATAGAGCTCATTTAATTACTCTATATAATAGAATAAAAAGACAAATAGGAGATGAATACGTTAATGTCGAATTTAAAACTGATCATATAAAAGTTTCATTAAGAGACGAAACTAATAATTCAAATTTTGATTTTACGCCTTATATGGCTTCTATATTAGAATATATGATAGATCAAAAAATGAATATACTTCCTTTACCTACAATTAAAGTAAAAAGAGATTTAAAAGAAGCAGCAGACTTTTTTGGTAGAACTGCTTACTATAATCAAGAGTTAAAAGAAATGGTCATTTATGTAGAAGGTAGACATCCTAAGGATATCATGAGGTCATTTGCTCATGAGATGATACATCACATTCAAAATAACGAAGGAAGATTAGACGATATATACACAAGTAATACTAATGAATCAGATGCTTTGATGGAATTAGAAAAAGAAGCTTATACTTTAGGAAATATTACTTTTAGAAACTGGGAAGACGGAATAAAAAATAAAAATGAATACTTAAGTGAAGGTAAATATGATAGCTTAGTTACTAAACTTGCTGGATATACTTTAAATGCATGGAAAGGAGATCATGATGAAAAACAAAGAAAAGGATACTTTGCAGTAGAGGTAGGACCTGGTAAAGAATTTGATTACCCTCATTTAGACTTTAAATATAGAGCTCAAGCTATATTTGATTATAATATAAAATCAGTAGAAGGAGGTACAGCATATCCACAAAAGCCTGAAGTAGTAGTTAAGTTTGTAATCAATAAAGATGAACTGCCTGAAAGATGGTCTACTATAGCTATGGAGTTAAGAAATATTATACGTCATGAACTAACCCATTTAATGCAATCAGGACCCAATGTTAAAAAAGGTAAAGAGAAAGCTTCTGACAGTATAAAAAGAGCTGAACTTAGTAAATCCCCAGGCCCTGGTTACTATAAGTTAGATAAAGAAATAGATGCTAATTTAGAAGGTCTATATTTACAAGCTAAAAAATCTAGAGTACCTTTAGAAAAAGTTATTAATCACTATTTAGTAGATAAACTTAGACTGACTCCTGAAGAACAAGAAATTATAAAAGATATTTGGAAAAAAAGAGCACCTGAACTGAATATACCTTATGGAGAATAGTATAGTAAAATTATTAGAAGCATATCCAATTCCGGAACAAAAAGAGCTTCCTCCTTATCAAATTTATTGCGATATGGATGGAGTCCTTACTGACTTTGAATCAAGGTTTGAACACTTTACTGGGACTAATCCTAAAGCATATGAGAACCAATATGGGTTAGAACAGTTTTGGCATTTAATAGATTTTAAAATAGGAGTACGATTCTGGGTAGGTATGGATTGGATGCCTGAAGGCAAAAGGTTATGGGACTTTATTAAACCCTATAGACCTCATCTTTTAACATCTCCTTCAAGAAACGATACATCTAGACTTGGTAAAAACCTTTGGGTAAGAAATAATTTACAACCAAAACCGAAAACTATTTTTGCATACTCTGCAGATAAACAAAGATATTCAAATGAAAATAGTATATTAATAGACGATAAAAAATCAAATATTAATGAATGGGCTTCTAAAGGTGGGATAGCTATTAGATGTAAAGACGGAGATGTAAATCATGTTATAGAAAAATTAAAAGAACTAGGTTATGAGTAATGAATCACTTTTAAAAAAAGAATTTAAAGAAAGCGATATTCAAAGAGTACGTAATATAGTAAATAAGGACTTTACTAAAAAAACTAAAGTACAATCAGGATACCAAAAAAATAAACTGAGACATAAGGAAGGAGATACTTGGGAAGAAGGAGGTAAAACATGGACTATAAAAAACGGTATCAAGCAAAATATTACAAAATTAGATTCAGCAAAGAAAGCATTGAGAGTTCCTTTAGCATGTCCTAAATGTGGAGGACCTATGAGTCATCATTTAGCTAAAAAAATGTATAAGATTCATGGCTTTTGTTTTGATCCCTGTACTGTTGAAATGGAAGCTTCTTTGAGAAAAGCAGGTCTATATAAAGAGTACGAAAGAAAAATGATTACCGGTAATATAGTAAGCTTTTTAAAAGATATAGAAAATTGGGTTGTAAGTTCAGTTGACGACCAGTTATCATTCGTAACTGAAGCTGGTGATGTAGAAGATTGGGGAGGAATGTCTAAAAATTCTAAAGAAAAAATACTCAAAGATTTAAAAGGTTACTCTGAACACATCCGTAAGCAATTATAAAGATATTTATATTAAAGTAATTCATGGCTACACAAAAAGATATTTTAGAAAAAGTACTTAGAGAACTGACGCATATAAAAAAGCATATGCCAAACGGTGAACTAAAAGCACTTATGGAAGATGTCAAAGAGATGAAAAATAATATGTCTGATTTAAAATATACATTACTTAATCCAGACGACGGTGTTATAGTAAGAACTAATCAAAATACTGAATTTCGTAAAGAAATGCAAGCTAATGAAAAAGACTTTCAACTTCATATGCAAGAATTAGAATCTTTAAAAAACTGGAAAGATGGAGTCAATAAAGCTCTATGGATTATTTTTGGACTTTTAGCAACTGTAATTATTAGAATGATAATGATGCATAGTGATAAAATATGATTACTAATAAACAAATACACGAATTAACTTTAGAGTCATTAAGAGACTGGTTTAAAAAAGAAAAATGGGTACGTATTTCTTCTTCTGGTAATATAGCAGGACCATGTGGTACATCTAAGAATAAAAAAAATCCTGATAGATGTTTACCGAAAGCTAAAGCTCAATCTTTAACAAAAAATCAAAGAGCAGCTACAGCAAGAAAGAAAAAGAAAGCAGGTGCTAAAGGAAAGACAGTTGTTAAAAATACTAAAAAAGCAACAGTAAAAAAAGAAGTGATGGTAAACGAAGGTAATAAAGAATATATAAAAGTAAAAAGAAGAGACTATAAAAAAGCTGTAGCAGTAATAGATAGTGCTTTAGAGAACGATGTATATGACGTAGGAGGTCACAAACTTGATATAGTTGATAATGACGGTGCAGGAAATGTAATATTTTATATTTCTGGACCTGAAGCTAGAGCTATGACTTATGATGCTATGGTTTATGTAAGAAATGAAGATATAGATATAGTAGACTCTTCAGTAAAAGATAACGAAGATCTCATGAACGAATATGTACTAGGTTCTAGACACGGTAGTCTAGTTATGAAATTTAAAGACTTAGAAGCTGAAATTGAAAAAATAGCTGATGAAGGTGATTTCGTAGTAAGAAGAAAATCTAATCCTTCTGATAAAGTTCAACATGAATGGGAAATAGTCCCTATCGGAGATGTTAGTTCTGGAGAAGAAAAAAGCGGAATAAGAATATATGATTTTAAGTTTCCATTTGACCCTGCTAAACATAAAACTGATCAAACTCATTCATTTAGTGTCGGAGGAGTAGATAAAATGAATACACTATCGATACTTAAACATTTGTTTGGATCAGAAGCTAAAGCATCACACTCAGATATTAATATGAATGATGTTGACCCTGATGCTTGGGTTAATTCACCTTATGGTCAATCTGAAATGGATGAAGATAAAGGTATGGAGATATCTAAAAAGAACTACGCAGATCATTTTAAAACAACAGGTATGAAACAAAATAAAAAAATTAACGAAGTAAGAGGTGATATGGATATCATCAAAGGAATTATTAGAGATAGAGCTAATGAATCTGGATTTGAAGAAAGAGAAGAAGCTGCTGAAGTAATCGCTGGTATCGCAGAAGAATATATGTTAAGCCTTAAAGTAATACAAGCTTATATGGACTCTGACGGACCTGTTAATCCTTTTGATGTAAATGAACTGGATGAAAGTCGATATACTAAAATAAGAGATTATTATAGAAAGATAGATCAATTAAAACAGAGTTCACAAAAAGAGTACGAAAAGAGAAAAGAAGCTGAAAAAGCTAAAAAAACTGAAACCGCTAATCCTCAAGACGGTAAATCTGCTCCATACGGTTCTGGTTATAAACCAGTAAAAGAATTAACTAAAGAAGATATAGCTAATCTTATAACAGGATTAATACATGAAGCTCAAGGTAAAGAAGTCTTAATGGAAAAAGACGACAGATGTACTAGGATTGCTAAACGTAAATATGACACCTGGCCATCAGCATATGCTTCAGGAGCAGTTGTAAGATGTAGAAGAGGTGAAATTTGGAAAAAAGAAAAATAATGCCAGCAAAGTTAAAAGCAAGTACTAAAGAATATGTTAGAGATGCCAGAGGCAGAATGACTAATAAATTTACTTGGAA